TACTGCTCTTGTGTCTCCTGCGGCGTTACCAAGCACTACAAGGACATGCAGGGTGGACACTTTATCCCCAAGGGCAACTCGTCTTACTGGGCATTAGAGATAGAGAACATCCATCCTCAATGCGCAGGGTGCAATATGTGGGGGATGAGGCATGGTTCTGCTGCTCAAGAGTATACGATGTGGATGGAAGACATGTACGGAAGAGACTTTGTCAAGGACATGATTGCCAAAAAGTCGTCCCCTGTGAAGAGATACAAGGCAGACTACGAGCAATTGTTAGCAGAGTTTACCGAACTGATTCGTAAGCATGAGGGGAGAATATGTTAGGGAAGGTCACATTTAGTCAACAACATCTTCAGCAGATGATTTCTGAGCGAGGCGGTTTTTCAGTCGCTCAAATCAGAATGAGTAAAGAAATAACAAAAGAAGCAAAAGGAAAGGGCAAAGGCCCATCTCATTTAGTTGGTCTTGAGTTAGATGAAAGCATGATCGATATGCTAATTAAGTTAAAGTCTGCAAAGACAGCATCGTATTCAAGAAAGAAAAAGAAAAAGAAAGCGAAAGATTGCTGCCCATTTAGACAACGTGTTAGAGATATAAAAAACAAGCACAACCTTCAGCAGATAGCAGCAGAGCAAGTCCTCGAAAAAAACAGTATAAGCCCGCAATTTTCTGCTAAGGATTTCTACAAATCAAGAGAGTGGAGACATCTCAGGGCGAAAGTTTTAGAGAGATACACATGCAAATGTATGATGTGCGGTCATAGCCCCAAGGAGCATGGAATAGTAATACATGTTGATCATATTAAGCCAAGAAGCACACATCCTCACTTGCAGCTAAGAGAGGATAATCTTCAGCTTTTATGTGAAGATTGTAATTTGGGCAAGTCTAATCACTATTTTACGGATTGGAGGCCGAACCTATGCTAAAGGTCAAACTGAGCAACAAAGAACTATTGAACTGCCAACAAGCAGCAAACTTTCGATCTATGCTTGCTCGCGCCTCCGGTGTGACAAACCAAAGAAAAGATCCTACTAGAACAGATCAGGAGTTAGACTTAGTGGGGATTAAAGGCGAGCTAGCTGTGTCCAAAGCATATAATACAGACTTTAATGTCTTTGAGTTTGGTGTTGACGCAGGGGCAGATATGTTTATTGGTGACGTAGCGTTAGATGTTAAGACCACCAAGTATGTAACAGGCACATTGCTATTTAAAAGCGTTGAGTCATTCAAATCCCCTATTGCCGTGCTATGCGTTGAGATAGATGCAAACACGATGGGGATTGCAGGTTGGATAAATAGAAAAGACTTTGCAGCTAAATGCTATGAATTTATCAACCCAAAAATTAAAAATAAAACAGGGAGCGTATGCGTTAACCAAGACCAACTACAATCGCCTGAAAGTTTATGGCTTAAAACAACAGAACTGAGGCTTGCTAATGGATGAAGAAATCTACATAGAGATGGTGACATCTGACGAGGCATACGAGTGGCTGAATGACATGGTGCAAACCCTTGAGGGTCATGATCGGGATGTCATAGGGACGATAGCGTTGATGCTTGAAGATCTGACCGAGTTTGTAAACAAGAATGAGTTCATGAAGAAGCACTTTATGCAGTTCATTGAAGATAAACATGACAGCGAGGAGTTACTACATTGAGCGCAACAGACCATCAAGTAGCGGGTGACCACTACAAGAAGCTAAAGATTCAACCGATTGAATATATCCTCGCGAATGAGATGCAGTTCTGTGAAGGGGCGATCATCAAGTACATCTCTCGGTGGAGAGACAAGGGTGGGATAGAAGACCTGCGCAAGATCAAACACTTCTGCGACTTCTTGATTGAAAACGAGGTTAAGGAAACGCCTCCCTCCACGATGGATGAGAGGCGCTTACCAAGGGCTTAGTTATTGAGAGGACATAAAAGCTTGCTCCAAAGATTGAAAAGCTTTCGGATTAATGCTTTTTAATCTATCTAACTTTCCAGAACTATAAAGCTTTCTATACATTGAGGCTTTTGCGGCAGGAGTACCTAATCTAGCTGTGGTCAGTTGCTCGTTTAATGACGCTGCTGACGCTTCTTCAGCTACAACCCCTATCTGAGTAGCCTTTCTCAAAGCTTCGGCAGCAGGGGTCATTCTTTTAATACCTCTTGCTCCCGCTTGCTGTATAGCTGTTTGACCTGCAACAGCCCTTTGAAAACCTTGAGTTCCCGCAAGAGTTCCTAAAGCAGCCAGAGTTCCAAGATCTGCAAAACCATTGGCTAGGCTTGCTGCAAACGCAGCGCCTAGACCCACAGAGATTCTGTCATCATTCGGAAGAGTTCGTTGAATAGATTCAAGTTGCTTCTGTTTTTCTGCCAGATTACCTTTCAGCTCATTTAAAGCTTGAGTCTCTCTTTCAATTGGTTTTCTGGCTTGTCTTGCCTCCTGCATAGCAAGTTGTTTTTGTTCTCGCGTTAACCCGGCTTTTTTAGCATCAATGTTTAAGTTTATATAATTCTGGGTAATGTCTTTGGCTTTTTGCAAGTCTTCATCTATCTTTGCTCTTAACTGCGCAAAATTATCAGCATCCTTCTGAAATACTCCAACACCTTTGCCAAAATCTTTTCTAGCATTTGATGATAGAGCGTTCATCCAATCCTGAGGGCTGAACGATCCTTTCTGGCCTATCTTTTTAGAGGCAGCAAAAATAGAATCATTCAGCGTTAAAAATGTTTTGTACGCAGTTTTGTCTGCCTTAAATTTAGCAAGATTTTCAGGAGTAAGCTGCGCCTCAATAGAGTTTTCAAGCTCCCCAAGAACCTTTCTCATTGCAAAGCCTCTTACTGCGCTTTCTCCTCCCTGTTGAGAGAGGCTGTAAGTGCTGCGAGATATCGTGTTCCTAAGATCGGAAAGCTTCTCACCTGTAATTCTTCCGTTCACGACATTGCTTGACAAAAAGTCTCCAATTATTTCTGGTATCTTAGCCTTGCTAACACCATATAATTGGGCTATATCAGATAGCTCATCACCCGCGTTAATTTCAATTTTATTTAGCAATGACTCTGGGGATATTCTAAAGGTTCTATTCTTTAATACCTCAAATCCTCTTTTAGTCCAAAGCTCTGACAATGTTTTATTAACATCTTGCATTGTGTTTTTTGGGTCTAATACTTTTGAGGCCTCTGTTTTTCTTAATGACGCGGGAAGAGAGGCTTCAGAAACTTTCCTTCTGAATCCCGCTTCTGCATCGTCATATACTTTTTCAAGCTTTTCTATTTGTCCAGTAAGATTGGCCTGTCGTTTCAGGTTGGCTTGAACAATGGCTTGCTCCTCAGCCTCAGAGACGCCAGATAAAATCCTGTCTTGAGCCTTCTTGTATAAAGCCTCTAAGCTGTTTGTTTCATTATCAAGGTATTTTGCTGTTTGCGATTGTAGTCTGCTTGCGATTCTGTCATCTATATTTTTAATGTCTTGCTTCAAAGGGGTTGTCAGCTTTTGTGTTTGCTGTTTTAGCATTCCTCTGGCGACAGGGATGTTTCCGACCACAGACCTGTAAAGCTTTCCTGCCGACCCATCTGTGTCAGCAACATTTAAAGGGATAAAGCTATCCCCCTCTCCTAACTCTGTTGCCACTCTTCTTGCTGTGGCGGTTTGAGCTGCTTTACCAATCCCTTTGAAGGCTGCTCCTGTAGCTACGCTAAATAACGCTCCTTCAAGAGCCGCGTCAAGGTTGTCTTCACCTCTTTCTGCAAAACCTACTCCCGCCAAAGCCCCCTGAGCGGCAATTTCTCCTCCAGCTCCAAGAGTCCTTGCTATGTTTGGAGATTGAGCTGCAAGACCTGCTCCCGCGTCAACAACGCGACTAATCGCGGGGGATATTCCTGCTAAACCTTGAGCCGAGGGTAAAGCCCTTGAGATGCCTCTTGCGGCAAATCCTGCTCCTCTAGCTAGCGATCCCGTCAAGGATAGAGGGGCGGTTAAAATGCCACCGACAATATTTAAACCTATCGCCGCACCTTTGTTGTTTGCCTCATAGGCAGTTCTTTCTGACTCTAGCCGATCTACCATGTCTGAGTAAGATTGAGAGTAGCTTTCAGAATTTCCTAAAGCCGTTTGCAATCCTGCTCCTACAGCAGCAGCAATTTCATCAGAAAAACCAAAGGTCGCTCCATCAATAACCATTCTGGCAACCATTGAAGGATTCTCATACCAGGACTCATCTGATATTTCATCTTTATTCAAAAGGGGTACTAGCCCTTCTGGCGCTGTTCTTGACTGCTGTGATGCAGCAAGTGCGTCTAATTCCGCAGCAAGTTCTGCGCTAGCTATTCTGTCAGCCATATTAAAACCTATAAGCTTTTAATTATGATGGTGTTTTGGTCTTTTGGAGCAACCCATTCGTTAGTTTTTGCATCTTTAACCCAGATTTCTCCGTTTTCTCTTTGAACTACCCTTCCCTCATAAATTGGATCGGATAAGTCTATAGTAATTGGAAGCCCCATCTCTGCGTTCAAAAGATTTTCATAATGTCTTTCGACTCTTCTGATGTTTTGCATTAGAAGCTCAGGATCAATACGCGAATCCAAAGAAGCAATGCTAGATTCTAGCAATCCAAGTTCAATATTAGAGACGTTTCCTAATGCTCCTCCAGTTTTTGATTCGTCTCGCATTTTTTGAAGCCTGTCAAACGCTACGTTTGCTTTGATTGAGGAAATAGCTCCATCCAAATCAATATTGGACTGCATTAGACCTGCTTGCAAAGTTGGCAAATTAGCAGTAAATGCTCTTGCCATGTTTGACACTCTTCCTGCTGCTAAAGGCGATTCCTCTAGTATCGAAAGAGCAGTGTTTGCGTTAGACCTCATGGCAGCAAACGATGTGGCTGCATTGGCTCTAAGGTTTATATATTCGTCTGACAATTCAGAATTAGGGTCTGTAGCGTTGCTTGATCCTGCGGTATTTTGACTTAATAGCTCGGAAGCTGAAATGTTGAATTTAACTTCTCCATTTTTGTCAAAGCCAACTATTCTTTTGTTACTTCCTTCGCCTAGCTCAACAATTCTTTCTGGAGGGATTTCTCCTGTAGATATAATTGTTCCATCAGCTCGATTAAAGATTTCTGTATTGCTTAGACGGGCATAGTTCTCAGAACCCGCTACTTCGCGTCTTGCGTCTGCTCTAGTATTAGCTTGCTCTACAGTGATGTTATTGCTTTCAAGCTGAGAAGCAAGATCATCAAATCCTGCTGCTCTAAAGCTCTCTGCAATTTCTGGAAGCGCAGCCTCCGATCTTTGTCTTCTATCTAGCGCGGATTGACCTTCTGCCACATCTAGCTCTGCTGCTTCTGTTTTTAGGTCATCAATTCTGCGTTGTCTTTCTAATTGTTTTTGCTCTAATCGTTTTTGAGCAGCCATCTGACGCAATGATGCTGCGCGAACAGGATCAATCGATTGAAGAGCCTGGGCTATTTTCAACATGCTATTAGGATCATTAGGATCTAAGCCTTGAATTTTCTCTTGGACTTTTTCTCCTTGCGTCCTTGGATCTATCCCAAGCATAGGCTGTACTGCACGGCGCAAGTCTTCGTTACGCTGCACACCTAGCTGACCTGCCATCTGAGCAAGAGGAGCTGCGGCTCTAGCTAATCCGGTAAGATTAGAAGACAGCAACCTGCCTTGTGTCATGCCCTGCTGTAGTAGCTTTTCTTGACGCTGCTCAGGAGTATCAATGATATCCGCGAAGAGTGTGTTTATATTGATAGGTGTCATAGTTGTTATCCCGGAAAAGGAGTGTTATTACCAACGGTAAAGTCAAACAGTGATTTCATGAGATTGCTGCCATCTTGCGCTTGTGGTGCTTTAGCAGCCTGTTCGCCCTTTAACAAATCAAACAAACCTTGGAACTGCTGCTGACGTAACGCTGCTGCAAGTCCTTCGTAGCCTAGCTGCGCTTCTAGTCCTGACTCTGCTAGTCCTGCTCCTATTCCTACCGCGCTTGACTGCAAAGCAGCTCTAATTCTTGCCTCCTCTAATGCAGGAGCAAGGTTCGCGAGGAGTTGGTTCTGGCCTTGATAGGCGGCAGGTAGAGACTGTAGACCTAACTCGCCTAGTAGCCCTAGCCTTTGACGAGTTTCGCCTAATCCTGCAAGCGTTTGATCTGAAGTTAACGCTTGCTCTGCTCTAGCCTGTTCCATAGCGGTTAATGCAGAACCTGCTTGCTGCTCCTGTATGGCCTTCTCAAGAGCAAGTTGCTCAGGCGTACCACCAAACATACTGGTTTGAACACCTGTCCTTCCCTGTCCAAATAGACGCTCTTCGAGGGCAAGACGTTGACGCTCCTGCTCAGGTGCTTGCAAAGCTGTAAGGTTGCCCATTATTTCCTGCTCTCGCGCAGCCCTTTGTGTAGGGTCTTGCGTAAGCATACCTATTACATTAGCTTGCTCGTCTGCACGAGCTTCAGGGTCATCCAAGAACCCAAATGCGCGACTACCAAAGCCTAGCATTCTTTCCTGCAAAGCCTGTTCAGTAGGGCTTAGCATTGTATCCATGTTGCCCGTAGAACTAAAAGTAGCTCTTGCGCCAGTAGGCGTGGTAATGCCAAACGGTTTAAACTGAGACTCAGCTTTGACCATGCCAAGCAAGCCGCCTTCAGGAACGGTATAATCTGGGCCATAGATAGCTGTTGTAGCATCTTTGCCTAAGCCGCGAATGTCTTGAATTGCTTTATTTTGTGCAGCCGCCCCACCTAATCCCGCGATGAGGTTACCTGTGTCGCTGCCAATCAAGCCGCTTAAAAAGTTCTGTAATTCTTCACCCATTAGTAAGTACCTCCATCAATAGTACCGAACGTAGACGTACCACTAACGGTTAGGTTAGCCGTGGTTAGCGTTCCTGTAAATGTAGGAGACTCAGAGTTTGACTTACTGTTTACTGCGACAGCAATTGCATCGTACTCAGCCCCTACCTCAG